ACAAGCAATTTGTAATTCATTTAAAAAACAGCTTTTAGAAGCTGACATGAATTTCAAACAAACTGGTGGTGATAAGTTCAAGTTAGCTCTTTACTCTTCAACAGCAACTCTAAACTCTGCAACAACATCATTCACAACTTCAAGTCAAGTTGGGAACAGTGGACAATATACTTCTGGTGGTGGACTACTTGCTAATCTAGGTACTTCAATTACTGCAGGTGTAGCAAGAGTTGACTTCGCAGACAGATCTTTTACTGGAGTGACGTTAACAGCTAGAGGAGCTATGATTTACAATACATCTTCTGACACTACTAACGCGTCAGTTTGTATTTTAGATTTTGGAAGTGATAAAACAGCTACATCAGGAACTTTTACAATTCAGTTTCCAGCGCCAACATCAACTGCAGCGATTCTAAGGATCTCTGGTTAATCGTAGGGGGTAGACTCCTATGAGTACAGGTGCATGGGGCCAGGTAACCTGGGGATACGCTAAATGGGGTGAATTAGGAGATGCTAGTGCATCACCTGATAATACCAATCTATTACTAACTGGAAATCTTGGAACACTAACTCACGAGGGAGAAATAAATTCTGGTTGGGGTAGACAAGCATGGGGTGCTAACGGTTGGGGTATCGTTGGAACTTTAATTCCTTCAAGTACAAATTTATTACTTTCTGCAACTTTAAATTCTGTAACTATTGATCAAGAAATAAATACTGGTTGGGGATCAGATACTTGGGGAACTGAGTTATGGGGATCTTCTGGATTAACAGTTTCTATTACTAATACAAATTTATCTATATCAGCTTTTGAAGGTAGTGCAGGTCTAGCTTTTGATGGAGATGCAAACGTAGAGCCTACCGGACGTTCTTTAACAATTACACAAGGTGAGGAAGAAGCTTTCGCATCTTTCACACAAGAAGTTACTGGAATACCAATGACAGTGTCATTGCTATTCGATCCTGAAATAGTAACACCACAAGCACCTTTAATTACAGCTAGTGTAGGAACAGCAGTATTAGATGCTAATACTATTGTTGAAGTAACAAGTGATTCTGTAGGTTATTGGGGATACAAATCTGCTTGGGGTAATTTTGCTTGGGGTAATGGAAGAACTGAAACTCTAGCAATGTCTATGCTAGAAAACTTTTCTGGCGTAGATCCAGCACCGGATGTTTCTTTAACAGGGAATGCTATGGCTGCTGCTTTAGCGGCTGGTAATACTTTTGATATTATCGGAGATGCAAGTGTACCAGTAACGAATGTAGCCAATAATCTATCAATGGCTATTACTACAGGTAATGCAGAATTAGATGCATTAACTCCAGTAGATGTAACAGGATTCGTTTTAACAGCTAATTTAAATAGCATTTCTGAAATAACAGCAGATGCAAATATATTCCCAACTGGATTTGGATTGACAAATAGCCTAGGAACGGCTACAAATGTGTTGATTTGGAACGAAGTAAATACTGGCACAGCACCAGTAACTCCTCCAGGATGGAAAGAGGTTGACACCAATGCTGCATAATTAGTGTTTGACACTATAAAAATTATTTAATAATATAAGAAAATCGGAGAATAAAAATGGCGAACTCGACATCAGCAAGTTTAAAACTTACAGTTCAAGCTACTGGAGAAAATTCAGGAACTTGGGGACAAATTACAAATACTAACTTATTAATTCTAGAACAAGCAATTGGTGGATTTCAATCTGTTGCTATTACAACAGGGGCAACTTTAACATTTTCAAATGGTGCTTTATCAAACGGTAAAAACGCAGTATTAAAATTAGTTGGAACAATCGGTGGAGCAGTTAACGTAACTATTCCTGATTCAATCGAAAAAACTTTCGTAGTTGATAATGCAACTACAGGTGCTCACACAGTAACATTCAAAACTTCTTCAGGAACTGGAGTAACTTGGGCAGCAGCTGATAAAGGCACTAAAATGGTTTATTCAGACGGAACTAATGTTGTTGACACAGCATTCACAGATTTATCATCTGATTTCTCACCACAACTTTCAGCAGACTTAGATACTAATTCACAAAATATTATCATTGACGATGCACACAATATTCAAGATGAAAACGGTAATGAACAAATTGTTTTTCAAACAATTGGTTCAGCTGTAAACTATTTTGAAGTAACAAACGCAGCTACAGGTAATGCACCTGATCTTGCAGTTGCTGGTGGTGATACTAATGTTGACTTTAACATAACTCCAAAAGGAGTTGGTAGAGCAACTTTTAATGGTCAAGGTAAAATTCAAAGTGTTGCTGAAAAAGTTACTTCTGCAGCAACAGCTGCTACAGGTACTATTACCTATGATGTGCTTACTCAAGCAGTTTTAAATTTCACATCAAACGCTGCTGGAAACTACACTTTAAATATTAGAGGTGATGGATCAAATTCTTTAAACTCAATTATGGATACAAGTGAATCAATCACTATTGCACATTTAGTACCACAAGGTGGATCTGCTTATTATAATAACGTAGTTCAAATTGATGGATCAACTGTTACTCCTGAATGGCAAGGTGGATCAGCACCTTCAGCAGGTAATGCAAATTCTATTGATGTTTACAATTATACAATTATTAAAACTGGTGATGCAACGTTTACAGTGTTAGCTTCTCAAACCCAGTTTGCGTAATAGATTGAAGGGAGAAAGATTATGCCACTGATAGGAACATTCGGAGCAGCATCCTCAAGAGGATTTGGTTACGCTGGAGGCGGAGCTAAATTTGTTACTGCAACAGGTGGATGTGTATCAACTGTCGGAGATTTTAAAGTTCACGTATTTAATGGTCCTGGTACTTTTTGCGTTTCATGCGCAGGTAATGAAGATGGCTCAAGCACTGTAGATTATTTAGTAGTCGCAGGTGGCGGTGGAGCAGGATTTAATAACGCTGGAGGCGGCGGAGGTGGAGGATATAGAGAATCTCCAGGCGCTGCTACTGGTTGTTATACAGTATCACCTAAAGCAGGTGGATCAGCTTTACCGGTAGCTGTACAAGGATATCCAATAGATGTCGGAAATGGTGGCTCAGGATCTTCAGGTTCTCAAGGTGGAGACGGAAACGATTCAGTATTTAGTACTATTACTTCTTCAGGCGGCGGAGGCGGCGCAAAAGGAGAAGGATCTAACACTGGAAGACCAGGTGGATCTGG